GCCACCTGGAGTTATTGTTATTGAGTTAATCGCAGTAGTACTCATCCAAAGCGATGAATTAAATTGAATGTTTCCATTAGTATTATCATCCCAACCGCCAAGTGCACGTGTTGTTTTGTATTTATTAGTATTAGCATAATCTAAAATGTCTAAATAACCAGCACCAAAAACGTTCGCTGCTGCAAGTGAACCTGAAAAACGTTGAATTATTGCAAAAGAACTTGATACACTTCCGCCTGACAATGCATTTCCACCATAACCTTGCAATTCGTGATAAGCATAATTTGCAGCGGTATCCGAATTAAAAACAACCCTTATGTAATCGCCTTGTGAAGTTGCTCTATCTGTTCTTGCTAGCATTCTAATTTGTAAATGTGTATAAGTGCTAGGTATAGAAGTAAAAGATATACTAGACGTACCACCGCTTCCAACCGTAGTCGTAGCAATAGACTCATAAGAGTTATTATAGATGCTGGCAACAACAACAGAGTTACTTGCGGCACTTGAAGGGCCATTTCCATTTGCGTTAGTTCCATATACACTATATGTATACGTCCCTATTGCAACTTCTGTAAGTGTCAAAGGAGATGAGGAACCGCTACCAGTGACACCACTTGAGCTCGTCAACGTATATGACGTTGCACTAGGCCCTAACGTACTTGCGGTGAAGGTAACGGACATAGCACCTGCATCTGTATTTGTGGCAGTTCCTATCGTAGGTGCAGAGGGACGCGCAACCGATGCGACTCCTCGACTTAGCTTATACGAGTTTGCGAGACTCGTGTCGCTCGATAGTTTTTTTGATGCCATTAAGCAATTTCACTTCCATACGCGTTGAAGGCAACGGTGGCGGTTGATGCGTAGACGGTAATAACGTCCGTCGTCGCAAGGGTGATGCCAAGGGTAAGTGTTGTCGTATCGTTTGCGCCCACCGTGACATCGTACGCGATATACATCGCGTTTGTCTGCGTTGCGGCCGCAGGGCGCACTGAAATTCTATATGTTGCAGATGAGCCACCGAGGTTTGCTACGGTGATGGTAGACACGACGGTGGCAGTCGCTGACGGCACGGTGTAGAGTGTAGTCGCGGTCGTCGCACTTGGATTTGATTGTCCAAGTACCTTATATACAGTTGCCATGGATTATGCTCCCATCAGTAAGAATGAATTAAATGCGTCTGTCCCGGTTGGGCCAGTCGCGCCTGTAACACCAGTTAAACCTGTCGCGCCGGTAGCTCCCGTAAGTCCCGTCAAGCCAGTTGCGCCCGTGACACCTGTAAGACCTGTCGCGCCGGTAGCTCCCGTTAAACCAGTTAAACCAGTTAAACCTGTTGCACCGTTAGCTCCTGTTACACCGGTTAAACCGGTCGCGCCTGTTAAACCTGTTGCGCCAGTATTTCCGTTTGCGCCTGTCGAGCCGTTAGCGCCTGTATTGCCAACCGCGCCGGTCATGCCCGTTAAACCCGTAGCACCTGTTAAGCCCGTTGCTCCGGTATTTCCAACAGCTCCCGTAGGACCCGTCGCACCCGTCGAGTAAGGCACGCTAGAGCGTAGAACATCCCAGGTAGTGCCGTTCCATTTCCAGACACGATTTCCCACCGTGTACGTCTGGTTGACGGACGGTGAGTTTGGGAAGTCAATCGCGGCCATGGTCACTCCTTAGGGTGTCATTATAGCAGGTTTTGCCTGCGGTGAACGAAATAGGTTTATCCTACGCGGGCGGCAAAATCGGTGTGGATTGTTCCGCTTCTGGGTTTAGATAGCGTTGATAGTCTGAGTTGGCTGGGTCAATAGGAATAGAAGTAATAGTTCCATCCTCATTAAAACGCTCAACATAAGAACCTAGTTCATTTTCTACAAGATTGTATTTAATCATAGTTCAGCACTTACTCCAATGTAGTCCGATGTAGTCGCTAAGTATAAAACGGCAGATAAATTAACTGTTAAGCCGTGAGATGTTTTAGTTCCAACCACATATTGATTTTGCGTTGAAGGATTACCAGAAATTGTGTTATTCCAAGTAAATCCTGATGTCGCACCGCCTGATTGAAAAACTTGGGGATTTCCGTATGCGGTTATTGATGGAGCAACACGCATAGGTACAGGATAAGGACAATAAAAACCAATGTAATTAGCGTCATAATAACCACCCTGTCGGATTGACCATTGAGCAGCAATTTCTCCACCAAGTTTGAAATAGTATCGCTGGCAAGCGGCTAATTCTCCTTGGAGTGTGCCAGTTGCAGTGGTGAATGGAGTTGCGACTGAACCTGCTTCGACCTGCCAACCCCAAGTGTCAAGGGTAAATGAAGCAGTTGTGTGATAAATCAAAATGTCCAAATATGAACTGGTTCCAATTGTTTTACCTGTGATTGAAGGTATCGCTACCGTTGCAGATACTCTTGTCCAGCCAGTCGTTGTGGTAAATGTGGTTGTTGTATCTACACCAGCCGAACCACCCGAACCAAAGTTTTGGCTAAAATAAATTGTTGGAGTTATCGCGCTTGAGCCTTTAACCCAAAACGAAAATGTAACGGTTTGACCTGCATAAGTACGGACATTTTCAATTCGTTGGCTAATCATTGCATTAGTGATAGTTGATGCTGAAACTAATCGCGCATAATAACTACCTTCATAACCTGCTACTGGAGCAGTACCTGGTGTAAAAGTCTGTTGTGAATAGACTGCACTACCAGCAGAAAAGTTGCAGATTGCTTGGAATCTATCGGCTCCATAAGTCCAAGTACCGTTGGCTAAAGTAAAACTTGTACCGCGTTGCCACCAATCAAAAGCACCATTGATAATTTTGTTCTTACCAGCCACAAATGGCGCAACTGCCCCACCGCTATTCTGCTCAACTGTTGAAGTTAATTGTGCGCGACTCATTTATGCACCTGCCTGTGGTGTAGAAGGAATGGATAACTCGGATGGAAGTGTGTCTTGTGCCGCTAATTCAGCGTCATAAATAACCTTTGGCATACTGGTAAATTCTCCGTTGCCTCTGTCAATGATGGCGTGTTCTGTTACTTCATTAGTCAATGGGTTTGTGATTTCAATAAAAGTTACTTTGTCCATTTTACAACTCCGCACTTAATCCGACGTATGAATTGTTTATTGTTGAGCTATTTGCGATTAAATAATATGGCCTGAATTGAGTCAAACCAGTTGTAACCGCTGCTATGCCTTGTGTAATTGTTGAACCACCAATAATGCTTAAAGTTGGTGAATTAAAAACATTTACACCATCATAGATGCGCACTCCTGCATAATCTAGTGATGTTGGATTGACTCGAAATGGCGTTGTGGCTGTATAAACATATGAAACCTGCGTTGTACCAACTGCACCCGACCACGGAAGTAATGGGTCTGATGATGAAGCAGAATTTGTTATTCTTTGATAGTAGCGTTGGCAGGCGGCTAACTCCCCCTGAACTGTTGCTGCGTAAGTGCGGAAGGGTAGGGCTACTGAACCGATGTCAATTTGAAAACCTGTTACTTCAAAGTAATCGGCTGCTCCTGCGGTTCCAACTGGTGTATAAGAAAAATACCAACCAAGTTCAGTAGCAGTTGAAGCCACTGTTCCAGTATAAGTAAAACGTTGCCAAGTAGTAGTCAAGGTTGCAGTTTGACTAATTACGCTTGCGGCACCTGTGTAGGTTGAAATAACATTTTGGTCTGTTCCAGTACCACTATTAACATCAAGAGATAAGGCACTAGAAGCACTTGAATAGTTTGCACCTTTGCGAGCATAAAAAGATACAGTAATAGTTTTGCCTGCAAATTGAATTGAGTTTAGTGTTTCAAGTGTTTGAGAAAAATAAACAGTTGTAGTTGCAGTTGTTGCGTTATTGCGTTGCACTCTTGCGCAATACTGAACATTTGGAAGGTTGGTTGTGTCTCCTGTTGCCTGTCGGCTAATCGTTGTACCTACATCAAGGCCAGCACGATCTGAACACCAGCGGTCTGCGCCGTACATAATCGCTCCAGTTTGAGCGATTGAAGTTCCACGTTGCCATATTTGAAACGCTGAGTTTAGAACTGGATTACCTACTGCTGGGGCTGGGCTATAACGCAAGCCTGTTGAGGTAGAAGAGTCTGCAACGAGTGTTTCGCCGTTGTTGCCTACCGCTAGGCGGTCAACCGTATCTGCAGCAGTACCAACAATAAGGTCGCCCTTAGCATCTGCAATAGTTTTAGCAATCTCAGAATGGCTATGTCCACCTACTCCGATTGGATACCAAACATTGTCGGTTGAATCCCAGACATAGCCTGGTCTTGGTGTATTTGATATGGTTGCCATTACTTACCTACCTTCAATCCTTCTGGAAGTGGTTGTGAATATTCCCATTTAGCAATAAAAGCACCTAGTCCGTCTGAGTCATCTTGTAAATTTATGCAACCAGTGTTAGGTAAAAAATCATTGTCAGTTAATTCTGGATATATATTAACAATTTGTTCCCATAGTGTCATTTTTAGGCTCCTAGATAAACAATAGAAAATGGTGCATTAGCAACAGTAGGATAGAAATTTATTGTGCTTCCTGAATTTTGATATACATACATTTGCAAGTAATCACCAACAGATAAATTAGCAATATATCCACCAACACCAGCACTTGTGTATCCACTTGTTTGAGGTGTTGTATAACCAGGACTAAAAATTTCAGTTCCATTTTTCTTGATGCTAACATATCTTGTGCCAGTAGCATTAGGGTCAAAAGATGCAGCAGTAATATTTATTTGATAATATCCTGCTTTTCCACTTGGTATGGTAATACGACTATTATTTGTAACTGTATCGTGGAAACTACTTGTATCAAAATGTTCATTATTAAACGGAACTAAAGTTTCAGTAGATGAAGTTACACTTAAAGTTGCACCCCATAATGAACAACCAACAAATGTTGGTGTTGCAGCACCCCAAGCAGGTACACCGCTGGCGACTGTAAGCACTTGACCAGTGCTTCCTACTCCCAGTCTTGCTGGAGTATTAGCAGCAGATGCATAGATAATATCGCCAGTAGTGGTAGTCAAAGCCTTTGCAATATAGGTACTTGCTGCAGCCGTAGTAGTGATTGCATCTGTGTATGCCACCTGCAAGGCGGCAATGATTTCTACAATATCGCTTGTAATTGTTGCGACGCTAAGTACTACGCTGGTACCAGTAGTTGCCGTGTAGTCAGAACCACGGGATAGAAGTACACCGTTGAGGAATACCTGCTCATACCCTGGGGTGTAGGCAAGAGTATTTGTTGTGTCATCTGTACCGCTAAGAGTTGTAGTTCCGTTAGTAGGTGTCTTAGACCAGCGAGTTACTACTGTAGTTGGTGCAGTACCATCTGTATCTACCCAAAGTTGTCCATCACTAGGAGATACTGGCTCGTTTGGATCTGCTATTGCAAAAAGTGAGCCTGTTGCACCTGTTGCACCTGTTAACCCTGTAGAACCAGTTGCACCCGTATTACCGTTTGCACCAGTTAAGCCTGTTGCACCAGTAGCACCAGTTAAGCCTGTCACACCAGTTGCGCCCGTAAGTCCAGTCAACCCTGTAGCGCCAGCAGCGCCAGTTACTCCCGTTAAACCTGTCGCGCCCGTTGCACCGGTAAGTCCCGTTAAACCAGTAGCACCAGTTAAACCTGTTGCACCGACTGCTCCAGTCGAACCTGTATTTCCTGTAGGACCGTCGTTTGCACTCGCAGCCTCTACCCAATATCCATCATAATAAATATATACATTTCCTGATGCAGAGTCATACCATGCGTCTCCAACCTGCGGTGACGCGGGAGGGGTCGTCGTTGCAGTTGAGAAGGTTCCTTGCGCACCTGTAACGCCGGTTAAGCCGGTTGCGCCGGTCATGCCCGTTAAACCCGTCGCACCTGTTTGCCCTGCACCGGTTACACCTGTAGCACCAGTTAAACCGGTCGCTCCGGTTGCGCCCGTTAAACCAGTTGCTCCTGTTGCACCCGTTAAACCGGTTGCGCCCGTTAAACCAGTCGCACCGGTTAAGCCAGTCGCGCCCGTTAAACCTGTAAGGCCGGTGTTTCCTTGTGCTCCGACGTCACCAGTACGCGCAAAGGTGATGATAACGTCTTCACTATTTGCAAATGAACCGTTGCCGGATACGTATGCAGATGAGACGGTAAACCAACCTGTGTTATCTGTAAGCGAGCTAATCGTGTACAACGCAAAGATGCTTGCGTCTGACTTCTTAGAGATCTTAAAGTGACCCTTGATAGTGCTCGTAGAGTCGTCGATTGTGTTAAGGAACGATGACATGTTAATTGCTGCATCATCGAGAGAGTCAATGTACATCGCGCTTGCCGACGCAAGTGTTGCGTTGTTAAATCGAACCGTACCTGTGCCAGGATCAGAGCTTGTTGTTGTAGTGCTAAATGTGTAGTCGAGCGTTACGCCGCCGAAGCTTCCCTGCGCTCCGGTGTTACCTTGCGCACCCGTTGCACCCGTTAATCCTGTAGCGCCCGTACTTCCGGTTGCGCCTGTTAAACCGGTAGCGCCTGTTAATCCTGTTGCGCCGGTAAGGCCTGTTAAACCTGTAGCTCCAGTATTACCGACAGCTCCGGTGTTTCCTACTGCACCGGTCATACCTGTTAATCCGGTTAGACCTGTCGCACCAGTTGCGCCGGTAAGGCCTGTTAAACCAGTTAGTCCTGTAGCGCCTGTATTTCCTGCGGCTCCGGTATTTCCGTTAACACCAGTTAAGCCAGTTGCGCCTGTATTTCCATTTGCTCCAGTTGCGCCGACCGCACCGGTTACGCCCGTAAGTCCTGTCGCACCGGTTAGACCTGTTGCACCAGTTAAACCTGTTAAACCAGTAGCGCCAGTGTTTCCTTTAGCAGAAACTAATGCCCAGCGACCAGATGAACCTGGGATGTGAGAGCCAGACTCTCCGATAGGAATAGCTGTGTTGCAATAATAAGTGCTTCCGTTGTATTGAACGGTGTCGCCGATGGCGTAACCGACAAAGTCCCAGGCGGCTCTCCAGTTGATACCTGTAACGCCTGTTAAACCGGTTGCTCCAGTTAGCCCCGTTGCTCCGGTTGGTCCCGTTGCACCGGTAGGCGCGAAATTGCGGACAACCTTCCATACGGTGCCGTCCCACCGCCAGGTGGTTGAGCCCGACGTAAATAAGTCATTTACGCTAGGGCTGTTAGGAAAATCAATAGGCATGTGACTCTCTCACTACTGCAATGGTATGGGCATACTATACTATAAGTCTCAAGTTTTATCTTAAAAACGAGCATAAAAAACTGCCCGCTCTTCCGAAGAAGAACGGGCAGTTTCCTTTAAGAAGGGGTTATGCGGAAAGGTCTCCGACGATTACCCATGTATCGGTCGCGCGCTTAATCAACGTTGCTGAAGACCACTGAGCGCGAAGCTTAGTGCCTGGAGTTCCGTTAAGTGTTACGCCCGCACCGCCGACAGTTACCTGTCCAGCACCTGTCTGCAATAGGTTAACCTGGTCGCCAGTGTTAAACCCGGCAACTGCCGCGTTTGTTGGGATGGTCAACGTAATCGCACCGGCGTTATTAAGCTCGACGAGCTTGTTAACGTCTGAGGTTGCTAGTGTGTAGGTTGTGCCTGACTGTTGGTTAAGTGTTAGGGTCAAAACTGCGTTTGATCCTGTAGCACCTGTTGCACCAGTAAGACCAGTTGCACCGGTTAGACCTGTTGCTCCTGTGTTACCAGCTGCACCTGTTGCGCCAGTGTTACCAACAGCGCCAGTCATACCAGTTAAGCCAGTTGCACCAGTTAGACCGGTTAGACCGGTTGCACCAACAGCACCAGTTGCACCTGTGTTACCAACCGCGCCCGTCATACCAGTTAAACCAGTTGCGCCGGTTAGACCGGTTGCACCTGTTAGGCCAGTCGCACCTGTCGCACCGGCTGCACCAACGTCACCAGTACGTGCAAACGTAATGGTTGTTGACTCTGCCGCTGAGAACGATGTTGCGCCTGATACGTAGGCAACAGATACCTTGTAGTAGTTCGAGCTTACGATGTTGTTATTTATGATTGTAAATAACGCAAAGTCGTTCGAGTTAGAGATATTTGTTACCTTTAGGTGACCCTTGATTGGGCTTGTTGAATCATCAATAGTTGTTAAGAATGACGAGATGTCTGAGGCATCTGAGTCTGTCTTATTGATGTACATTGTTGTTGCTGATGATAGCGTTCCGTTGTTGAACTTGAAGCCACCTGCACCTGGATCTGAATCTGCGGTGTTTGTGTTGAACGCATACTTGAACGTTGCGCCACCGAAGTTACCCTGTGCACCAGTTACGCCGGTGTTACCTTGAACACCTGTGTTACCGGTAGGTCCGATGTTTCCGCCCACAGCTTCAACCCAGAATCCGTCAAAGTATACAAATACTAGACCGGACGCAGAGTCAAACCAAGCATCGCCTGTTTGAGGAGAAGCTGGAGGTGTTGAGTCTACTGTTGCGAATGTACCTTGGGCACCAGTTACACCAGTTAGACCAGTAGCACCAGTTAAACCTGTTGCACCAGTTAAGCCCGTTGCTCCGGTAAGACCAGTAGCACCTGCTGCACCAGTTACACCGGTAAGACCAGTAGCACCTGTTGCGCCAGTTAGACCAGTTAAACCAGTCGCGCCAGCCGCACCAGTCATACCGGTTAGACCAGTAGCACCAGTTAAACCAGTTGCACCAGTAAGACCAGTTACGCCTTGCGCACCTGTCATACCAGTTAGGCCAGTAGCACCTGTATTACCAACAGCGCCAGTTACACCAGTTAGACCAGTCGCGCCTGTTGCGCCAGTTAAGCCTGTAGCACCTGTTGCACCAGTTAAGCCTGTAGCACCTGTTGCTCCAGTTAAACCAGTTGCACCTGTTGCACCAGCCGCGCCAGCGTCACCTGTACGTGCAAAGGTAATGATAACATCATCAGAGTTACTGAATGATGTTACTGAACCTGATACGTAGGAAGATGATACCTCAAAATAGCCTGTACTTGCGCCCTGCTCTACAAGACTGCTGATTGTAAATAACGCAAACGTAGCAGAGTCTGACTTTAGAGAGATACGGAAGTGACCCTTGATTGTAGATGTAGAGTCATCGATTGTGCGAAGCATTGATCTAACGTCTGATGATGTGTCATCGAGAGCATCGATAGACATAACTGTTGAAGACGTTAGGTTAGCGTTGTTAAACTTAAGCTTTCCAGATCCTGGATCTGATACTGTTGTATTTGTATCAAATGTGTAATCTAAGGTGATACCACCGAAGTTACCTTGTGCACCAGTGTTACCTTGTGCACCAGTCATACCAGTAGCACCAGTCATACCAGTTGCACCGGTTAAACCTGTTGCACCAGTTAGACCTGTTGCACCAGTAGCGCCTGTAAGACCTGTGAGGCCTTGAGCACCAGTTACACCAGTAAGACCAGTTGCACCAGTTAAACCTGTTGCACCAGTTAGACCTGTGTTACCTTGCGCACCAGTCATACCAGTTAAGCCGGTTGCACCAGTAAGACCAGTTACGCCTTGCGCACCAGTATTACCAACAGCACCAGTTACACCAGTTAAACCTGTGGCTCCTGTTAAACCTGTATTACCTTGGGCGCCTGTGACGCCTGTTTCACCTTGCGCGCCTGTGTTACCGTTTGCACCAGTTACACCGGTTAAGCCAGTCGCACCGGTTAGACCGGTAGCTCCTGTATTACCTTGTGCACCAGTTGGGCCGGTTGCGCCTGTTGCACCTGTAGGTGCAAAGTCACGAACTACCAGCCAAACAGTACCATTCCAGCGCCAAGTTGTCGAACCTGATGTAAACGTCTGATTTACGGACGGTACATTAGGAAAGTCAATGGCCATATATGCTTTCTCATTTCACTCGAGTATTTGAGAACAGAGAGGTTCCCGAAAGGTATTTTATCCTTTAGGAAAGAAGATGACTTTAGGGGTTATAAGAAGGGATTACCAGGAACCAGATGTCCAGGAAACGCGATACCAGATCTTTGTAGAGTTGTTTACATAGTTAGCAGAGCAATAATAAAAATAACTTGAATCAGAGGCAACATCTCCAGCTAAGTTCCCGTCAACTCCATACTCGTGAGCCGGAACCGATACAACGTTAACTGTTCCTGCGTCATTTGCGTTGCTAATAGCGCGACTTGTAGCCTCGAGCCAGAAGTTATCGTAGTACACAAACATGATTCCACTTGCTGGATCAAACCAAACGTCACCTTGTACTGCTCCAGTCGGTGGCGTGTCTTCGGCAGTTGAGAATACTCCTCGTGTTCCTGTGTCTCCAGTGGAGCCTGTCGGACCCGTCGCGCCTGTGTTTCCGTTTGCACCTGTAGCGCCCGTTAAACCTGTCGCGCCAGTCGCACCAGTTAATCCTGTTGCGCCCGTTAAACCTGTTGAGCCAGTAGCTCCGGTAGCTCCCGTTAGTCCTGTTAAGCCTGTTGCGCCTACAGCACCGGTTGAACCATCTACTCCAGTTGCACCTGTTGCTCCGGTAGAGCCTGTGAGACCTGTTGCACCAGTTTCACCTTGTGTGCCCTTAGGTGAGATAGAAAGCGTGACAAGTTCTTCAGTTGAAAATGTTCCATACCCTGCATAAGATGATGTGCTAAAGATTACATAGCTTCCATCTACAGTCTCATTTGCGACGGTACCGTCTACGCAAGAAGTAAATTGATAAGTAGCATAAGTTCCAGGGTTACTTTGACTTGTTAAAGTTAAGTAACCACTTTGCATACTTAAAAATAAATCATGAAGGGTTGTGTTTAATCCATAAGGGTTATCATCAACTAAAATTTGAGTGCTTGTACTAAATGGCAGCGTTACAAATCCTATGTAGTCGTTACCTGGGTCTCTGTCTCCAGTATTTGCTACGTCTATCTTGTATGTCCAAGATAAGGCGCTAACTCCTCGTTCACCTGCTGCGCCAGTTGCTCCGGTATCTCCTTGCGCACCCGTTTCACCTTGAGCACCGGTCATGCCTGTCGCGCCCGTTAGACCAGTTGCACCGACTGCTCCAGTTGCACCCGTTAGACCAGTTGCGCCAGCCGCACCTGCAGGTCCAACAATCTGTCCCGCACTACTCCAAGAAGATCCACCCCATATGTATAAGTCACCGTCTGCATCAACGATATAAGCATCATTAACAGCGTTACCGCTTGCAGGCAAATTAACAACCGCCGCAACACTTCCACGCACATTGATTGAAGTTCCTTGCGCTCCGGTAGCGCCCGTTGCACCGGTTGCACCGGTGATACCAAAACCATCTGGCAACTGAGAAGTAGGAACCTTGCCTGAAATATCAAGTGAAGCAACTCCACCTGTTGCGCCTTTTTGAGTAAGCGGAATGTAATCACCAAGTGAGCCGGTGATACCTGAGATCGAGTCAAGTTGCTCGCGATAAGTCTCTGCGATGATACCTGCTGCTAAAGACTCGTCGATTCCTTGCTGTATAAATGAAGGCTGCTCTGGAAGAAGTAGATTACTTGTAACCGCAAGGATTACACCTGTGCCGCCAGGAGGCTCAATTGCAGTCCCTGCGGAGTCCCATGTGACCGTTAAGGTAATAGGATTAGATGCTACACTAACTGCTGCTGTAATCTCATAGCGAACTGCGCCTGCTGTATTATCGTAGAGATAGACGCGCTGGTTAACAGCAACATCGGATGGACCATATAAACCTGATTCATCAACAAAGTTTCCAGATAAGCTATATACTCCTGCTGACGTCTCGGATGCAGACGTTACCGTAAAGCGACCGGATAGCGGTTTCATTGTCATTTACTATCCTCCCTTACGCGAAGCTAAATCGAACAGTTCGGTTTGCTGATGCCATGACTATTGATAGCTGATCAAATCCGCTTAATGAAGCTAGGTTAGTGTTAGGCTGTGACTGCGCGTTTGTGTCTTCACGCCAACCAAAAATCATAGGTGGATATCTATCAGCGGCTGAAGAGTTAAGACCTACAGCGGCGTAGTTAAAAATAACAGGTGAGGCTACAGAAGAAGGAAGTCTCATCATGCCACCAAGTAAAGTTACACCACCACCAGTAGGAGCGTATAGCGTAACAGTAGAGGTAACGCGCGACATGTTATATCCGCGTGAGTAAACTCCAGATGTGCCGCTGCTTGTTCCTGTGTTGTCACAGGGGACGGTAAATGTATTTACGTCGGTTACCGTGACTGTTAAAGACTGCGCGGTAGCAACGTTCGTATTGCGAAGAATAATACGGTCACCTGTCGTTAATCCATGAGAGGTAGAGGTGACGGTTAGCGTTGTAGTAGCGCGACTCCATGTAAGAGATGACTTTTGATTGACGTCATAAGACTGTAGATAAAATTCTTCACCACTTGTTGTTTGAACCTGGTAGCGCTCGATGTACATCGACGAGCCCGCGCCTGCAGGACCGGTTGCACCGGTTGCTCCAGTAACACCTGCACCGGTTACACCTGTTACACCGGTAGAACCTGTAGCTCCAACTGCACCGGTTGCGCCCGTTAAACCTGTTGCACCAGTTAGACCAGTTGCGCCTGTATTTCCAACAGCTCCAGTTGTACCTGCGCCTGTTGGCCCAGTCATACCGGTTGCACCTGTTAAACCTGTATTTCCAACAGCGCCTGTTGCGCCAGTCTGACCAGCGCCCGTAGCTCCGGTTGCACCAGTTACACCAGTATTACCGACTGCACCGGTCATACCAGTTAGTCCAGTATTACCAGTAACGCTTGCGCCAGTTGCTCCGGTTGCACCGGTTGCGCCTGTTAAACCAGTTAAACCTGTTGCGCCTGTGTTACCAGTTACGCTTGCACCTGTTGCGCCAACTGCACCCGTCATACCGGTCATGCCAGTTGCACCAGTTAAACCAGTATTACCAGTAACGCTTGCACCGGTTGCACCAGTCGCACCGGTGATACCTGTTAAGCCTGTTGCACCGGTTGCGCCCGTTAAACCAGTATTACCAGTTACACTTGCTCCGGTTGCGCCGGTTGCCCCTGTTGCACCTGTCATACCAGTCATACCTGTAAGACCTGTTACACCAGCACCAGTTGCTCCTGTTGCTCCGTTAGCACCTGTGTTACCAACCGCACCAGTTGCTCCAGTCTGTCCTGCACCGGTCGCACCTGTAGCGCCGTTAGCTCCTGTTGCTCCTGTGTTTCCAGCTAAACCTGTTGCGCCAGTTTGCCCTGCGCCTGTTGCTCCTGTTGCGCCAGTTACGCCTGTATTACCAACAGCTCCAGTTGCTCCAGTTAAACCAGTTGCTCCAGTCTGTCCTGCACCGGTCGCGCCTGTTGCACCGTTAGCTCCAGCAGGTCCAACGATCTGACCTACACTTGTCCAAGCAGAACCATTCCAAACATACAAATCTCCATCAGCGTCTACTATGTAAGCGTCGTTTACAGTGTTACCTGAAGCTGGAAGATTTGCAACTAGCGCAACGCTTCCCTTAAATGTTATGGATGTGCCTTGCGCACCAGTCGCACCTGTTGCTCCAGTTGAACCTGTTCTACCGGTAGCTCCAGTTGAGCCTGTTATACCAGTTTGTCCTGTTGCACCAGCTCCTGGGCCAGTCGCACCAGCGGGACCAGTCGCGCCTGTTGTTCCTGCACCTGTTGCGCCAGTTGCGCCTGTTGCTCCAGCAGGACCGATAGGTCCGCGAGCAGTAGTTGACGAAGATACGTTATAGCCAGTTGATGTTGGAACTAGGCGAGCAATCTGTGTAAATAGATCAATGTCTGAACCATTGCCGATAGGCAGGAAGACTCTTACGTTTACAGACTTAACACCGTTGATTCGAATAGCAACTTCATATGCCCAACCTGACGGAGTAACAAGTGGGTTATCGGTAGTTGGAAGCTCTAGTGAAAACGAACCTGTACCGTCTAGAGATACTGTAGTTGCGCCACTTAAGACAACAGAGTTGTCAGGGTCATAGATAGTAGAGGTAGGCGTGAAGGAAATAGTTCCTACACCTGCGATACCTCTTGATGAGAGATACGTGCCTATGACGGTACGCGTTACAACGTCCTCAGACCAGCTTGGCACAGAAGCTCCGTTCCTAAAAACTTAACGTACCTATATCTCTCAGAACATCGCAGAGACAATAATAGGAGACAGGTACATACTACCAAATAAATAAAATCTTTACTTGGATATTTTATTATTTATTGGCTGGAATTACGCTAACATCGAGCCTTGGATCGTGATCTTTACCTACAACCATGGTCAATATACCAGGGTTAGACTCTAGGCCTCTACGGTCTCTAAACCATGCGGAGCCTGGGTCAACCGTAGGACATTGCGCCCAAAATCTTCCGCCGACGTCCATAGATCTAAAGTTATGGAAGTGGCCTGATAGCCAGACATCACATCCGCCGAGAGCAGTTTGACCCGCTGCCTGCTCTGATAGATACTTGGTAACGTCTCTTCCACTTTGGTGCCCGTGAAATAATCCGATCATTGTTCCGCATACCTCAACGGCAAGTGTCTGATGATCCTTTGCAGGGAACCTAAACTCTACATGCGATAACGCGCTACTTTCTGCGCAGATAGACTGGGCTACGTTTGCGATGTGTGTATTCCATCCTTCAGATGGATCAAGCACAACCTGGCGGCTTACCTCGTCGTGGTTACCGTTTACTACCGCAACTACAATGCGGTCTACCAATGGAGCAAATGCCTTTATTTGAACCATAAGAAGACCTATACCTACGCGTATCTGTTCGGTAAGACCCATATCAGATGCCGAGTGACTTTGTAATCTTCCACCCTGAGAAACGTTTCCTTCAACGTGATCTCCTAGCAGCGCGATAACAACCGTGCCTATATCTCTTCCAACTTTTCTCAGGTCATGTAAACGATGAACCGCACCTTCAGTTGCTGTTTGAATACGCTCTACAGTCTCCTTGGTACCCTCTCCGTTAGCTTTCTTACCTAGTTGCTGGTCGCTAGGCGCAAAGATAAAGGCAAGGTCTCCGGTTGTCACCGAAGGCTTCTTGCCAGGCTTCCAATTTTGCATACTCTTCATTAGATCTTTTACGTCTAGATCTAACTCTGTTTGAGATGATATTGGAACGATGTTAATTCTTTGTGATTCTAAAAGCTCGCCGTCGTATCTTTGCCAGCGCGATTTTCTTACCGACGTAATCGCCCAGTGCTCCGGGTTAAGATCAAATTCTATTAGTAACTCTCTTGCGTCAGGAATATCAGAGATAGGGCGCGGTATCGAGATTACGTAACCGCCGTCATCTCCTACGTCCATACGCGGACGCCACGCCTCATCGGGTGCGCTGTTCTTTGTCTTAAAGTCTGAGCCTGAGCGCCCTGGAACCGAGAGCTTGTCAAATAACGTCATTATGCGCTAATCTTAGGATTAGATCCGAAGCAGCGACATCCACCGCGGCGGTGTTTTGTCACCGCAGAGTCTCCGACGTCTAAACCTTCTTCTCGCAGAGCTGCGGCGATGGTTGTGTTAGGAAGACGACCTGGGGCACCGTAGGGAACCTCGAGTACCTCGGCAAGTTTTGCCTTGTCTTCCTTTGAAAGCTGGCTTCCTGTTAGGAGGCTTCCTATCTTGCACGGAAGACCCGCGCCTACTGCTGCCGACTGAGATAGACGTTGTGCAAGTGACATATAGCTCTCCAAGTATTGTCTACACGCTACTTAACGGCATCTCCGGTTAAGTGAACCATAAGCCACGGGCTAACAGTTAGGAAAATTGTAACAAGAAGTAAGTAAAAGTACTGCTTATTAGGCATATAAATAGTTAAATTAAAAGTATTATTAACTGTACTTATAAGTGTACTTACAGCAGGAATACAGTACAGAAGATGGTAAAACTAGGGGTGAAGAAAACTGCTTCTTCTATGCGGCTGGATTCTTCTTTTTACGGGTCTTTACCATCTTTGGCTCAACGGGCGCGGGACCCTGGTGCATTTCAGGGATAGAAAGTAGTTGAAGCAGTACGTCCTTTATAAACTTAACCTCTACCGCCGTCTGCTTTGCCAGCGCACCATGGTCATTCATCTGGTCCTTCATGGAGTTTCCGCCATTTTCCCAGAGTTGGTACTCGACGCGGTCCATACGCTCGGACATGGTTCTTCCTTGTTCATCGACGCCGATGGCTGTCTCGACGCGGTTGATGATCTTGTAGATCTTATAGATGAAGGCTAGGAGAAATAAGCCTCCGCCTATGATTCCAACCACAGCGCCTACCTGCATCGATAGTTGACTTAGCAAGGTAGTTGCCTTTCGGTCGGGTATTAAAGATATATCAAATTATATATTAAGGATTAAGATATTAGTTGTTTCGGTTGTTTACTTCTAGGGCAGGTACCCTTTATAGTCGCCAAGTAACAAAGATTCTAGATAAGTGATATGATAACTCTTCTCTAGAAAATTAGAGGGTTTACATAATTTGATTGGAGCTAACGACGCATAGATGCTAAAGCAGGGTAATCAAATATGAGTGCATGGGAATCAGCTGAAGGACGCCTAGGTCCTGCTGCAAGTTGGTATGCAACTCATAGTTGGTCAATACTTCCTTGCTATGGAATCGTCGGAGGCCGTTGTACTTGCGGCGGCGCACACGTTGAGCCAAAAGATGTAGGCAAGCACCCATCACTTCCAGAGTGGAACAAGTTTGCAACTACAGACGCTGCAACTGTAAACTCTTGGTGGGACAGAGATCCAAACATGAACATCGGTGTCATGTGTCGTTCAAGTGGATTTTTTGTAATTGATATTGATCCGCGCTCAGGTGGACCAGATTCATTTGAAAAGTTTGAAGCTTTAGTAGAAGGATTCCTGCCTCCAACAGTTGAGGCAATCACAGGCGAGTACACAATTGCAGGTGGAAAAGTTATGCGAGGACGTCACCTATTTTATAAGTGTGAAGAGTCAGAGCAGCTAGTTGGAAATTTAAAGAAGGCAAATCTTCCGGGCGTTGATATTAAGCACAACGGATATGTTCTTATTACTCCGTCACGACACTTCTCTGGAGTTTGTTACGAGTGGGCACCAGGACGAGCTCCGTGGGAAATTGAGATGGCAACCGCGCCTGAAGAGCTATTGCAGTCTCTGCGTAAAAAGAATAGTCGACGTGGTGGCACAAATCTTGGCGAAGGTGACTGGAGTTTCCTAGAGGATCTAGACTTTGCAGGCGAGCGTATTGACGTAGAGCGTTTGCTTGAAGAAGGAATTGAGGAAGGCTCGCGCGCTGTTGATATCTACTCGATGACGTGCGCACTTGCTAATAAGTTTCCAATTAACACCGAGGCGGGCCGCTTAGCTGTTGAAACTATGATGATTCGCTTTAACGCTGAAAAAGTGCGTCCGCCGCTCGAGCTTGAAGGTCAAGGCGGATTGTTGATGCACGTTCGCAGAGCTATACAGTTTGTTATTGACAATCCAAAATCAGAGCGCATGTGGCCAGGATTACAAGAGTGGGCTAACAAGTCTCAAGATGAAACACGTTCTAAGCCTACAAAGCAACAGGAAATTAGAACAACTGAAAATTATTCACCGCAGGATACATACAACATGCCTGGAACTATCGGAGGATCTATTACACAGTCTATAACAGACGGTGACTCAATCTCCGAGGCATCAAGTCTTTTAAAGATGGATGTGCCTAAGGACGTTGACGCGGTTAACGAAAACGACGGCGGTGAACCTGGTAAGCGCACGCTTACAGATACAGGAAACGGTCGTCGTCTTGTAGATGCGTTTGGTCCTGCAATTCGTTACACTCCTGGACTTGGTTGGTTTCACTGGGACGGCGGATACTGGAAGCCTGACGTAGAAAATCTTGAACTACAGGAGTTAACAAAGAAGCTTGCACCTGTTATTGCATCCGAGGTTGTCAACTACGAGGACGCAGACAAGCAGTCAGAGTTAATGAAGTGGGCGCTGCAGGCTAAGTCAAACTCGCGCATCGCAGGTTGTATTGAAAACGCGACGTCCGATCCTCGCGTACAGGTTGAAGTTAACGCCTGGGATTCAGACGAAACATTACTTGGTGTTGCAAACGGAGTTATTGATCTTCGCACAGGAGAGTTACTTAAGGGACGTCCTGATTTATTTATTACTCGCCGCGCACCTGTTGCGTATACTCCAGGAATGCGCAACGTTAAATGGGAACAGTTCTTAGACTTTGCAACAGGCGGAGATAAAGAGCTGCAGGATTGGATTCAACGTGCAGCGGGCTACTCT